TCTCCATACTGACAATAGGTTACTGTGTGTCTAGTTAGATATTCTACTGCACCCATCTTACGCATAAGTCCTCTAGGGTTTTCTATAACATAATACTTTGGTTGCAATTCGTTCATTATCCAAATAGTTTTTTCTAATAAAAGCAAACCTATTTCTGCATCTTTTGTTTTTGGTATTCTTATACCTTGTTCATCTGGTGCGTTCCAATGATGTCCACAACTAGCAATACTAAATGTAGTACAAGGTGGACTAGCCCATATAATGTCTGGTAGAAAAGGAACATTATTTACATTAAATTCTAATATATCTATTACTAAATCTATTTTTTTGTAATGATTATCAGTAATTAAATCTAAACCATTATCAACAGTAAATGTTTCGTGTCTATATTCTTTAGCTACATCACTAAAGCTACAACTTCCTGCAAATAGTTCTAATACTTTCACAATCTTGTAAACCATCCTAAACCAGATTGTTCTAAAGCATTTACTGATTTTTCGCCACAAGCTACAAATAAAGATCCACTAGCTGCACCATTTTTGCTTTTTTCTCCTGATTTATAAAATGATAATCTACCTTTACTAAATAATAAAGCATCAGCTTGTGTGCAAAAATTATGAAACCATAAAGTATCTGTTCTAGCAAATACTAAGGCAATTCCGTTTTTATGTTGTATAAATTTCTCCATCCATTGTGCCGTAAATTTACCATAAGGTGGATTCATCCATACTGTTCCTTCCCATTTCTGTATCAAACCATTATCTTCTTCAGTAAAATATTTTTTTGCAGGTATATAATCAACTCCACCAATAGGAGAAGCTACATCAATATCAAACTCTATATTTAATTTTTCAAATATTTCTGGTGGTGTCCACCAATCAACTGTTCCAATATGATGTTGTCCTTTTTTAACCTCTACAAAAGCTGTAGGTCTAAATTTTTCTTCCATTATTCTTCCTCTCCAAACATTTCTATCCAACACTTTGGATGTGTGCCTGTAATCATTTGTTCTCTGTAATGTTTATCTAATGATTTTACTGCATCTTGTATGTGATAACCTTGATTAAGATAGAACAGTTCCTGTGTAAATATCTCTACAGTTCCAGTCTGCCTACAATGAAAACATTGTTTTGTTTCAATAACATACTTGTCGCCATTTTCAAAGTCGTATATCTTGTCTATTACTTTCATTTATTATTTCCCTGCACTTTCTACAATATGTTTCTATAATATATGTCGGCTCACCGAACATATCCATTTCGCCTACACCACAACTAAGACAACGCACTCTTTAGCTTATCAATCATAGCACTAGCATTACCCTTAGTAGCTTCGCCACTAGCTAAATACTTCTTAGCTTCTGCTCCAAGTTCATCTTTACCTGCATCAATAGCTTGTTCAATCAAACTATTAATAAAGTTTTTCTGTCCATCACTTATAGGATCTTCTTTCCACTTCCCATCAGGTATATCAGCCATATCTTCCTCACTTTCTTTTTCTTCTACATTACCTAGTGTTTCTATAATAGTATTAACTACCTCACTATTTCCTGCTCTTTTCTCAAATTCGTTCTTAAATTTATCTACATAATCTTCTACGAGTTTAAGAAATTTATCTACATTATCGTTAGACCAATCACCTACATTGTCGCTAATAGATTTGTCCATTTTAAATCTGGTCATCTGTGTTTGATAACACTTTCTTGCAAAGTCTTTATCTTCGTTGCACATACTAAATACCATTTCTTTTAGTTGTGGCTCTGTCAAACTAGAAGGGGATTTCGTAATCTCTTGTGCTACTGGTTTTTTTTTAGTCATACCTGTTGGCTTAGGTTGTTCTACTACCTGTTCAACTACACCTGCGTAGTGTTCTTCTTCTGTTGTATCGCCTGTCCATAGTTCTAGTCCTATACCAAATCTCATACAACATCTTTTAATACCATCACTAACTGCTAGTTTTAGTATCTCGCTTTCAGTTAAGTTCCTAGCTAGTGCGTGTCTATCTACATCACCAACCTCTTGTACTGTACCAAGATCATCTATCTCTAATGTACATTTTGCACCTACAACTGCGTTGTCTTTATCTCGTATGATGTCATAAGTAAAGTTGTACTTACCACCTACAACATCAACCAATCTCTTTGTGTATATGTGGTGTGGTACATAGTCGCCATACTTCCCTTGTGGTGCTTTCTTTACAACACTCTTTGGGAAGTTAGCTGTTAATTTTTTATGTGTTTCTTTATCCATTTCTCTCCTGTTCTGTGTTCCTACATTGTAGTTGTTATGTAAGACAATTTCTACTATAATAAAAGAAAACGATATGTGAATTATTCATTATTGTTTCCTTTCTTGAATAGCCGACTAGCGATAGTCGGCTATTTTAATCTTCTTCTTTTAGTTCACTAATTGCGAATATGCCTACATTGTATTTACTATGTATGTGTTTAAGATCTTCTTCTGCATATTCAATAGCTTGATTCTCTGTATCAGCTATATAATTTACATTTCCAGACAATAATATTTTATACTTTTTCATTACTTACCTTTCTAATCATTTTATTTCTGTTGTGTTCGCATAAATCACAATAACAATCGCCATCTCTTGCTAAATCTTGGTACTCCCAATGATAACTATCCCAACAAGCCCAACAATATGTATCTTTTTCTACTAAATTCCAAAAAATACTTGCCTGTTTGGAAACAACTGTATCAGCTCTAACACCACTTTTTAATTGATCTAATGTAGAGCAATCAACACATAAATTAAATAATCTTTTTATAATATTTTTCATTACTTCCCTTTTACTATGTTGTGGATCATTTGTCTAGTTAAATTAGTTATCTCTGCTAACTCAATAGCTGAATATCCAATGTCATACAAATTCTTTATAGCTGTATTTCTTATACCTACATATTCTTTGTTAATAGATTTAAGATTATCCAGTTCTTTCATACTTTCTTCTAACACTTTGCGATAAGTAAACTCTGTTTGTTTATCTACATTGTCGCTTATGTTCTCTTGTGCTTGTGTTAAAAGATCGTTTAGTTCTTCTTCCATTGTTTACCTTTCTAATTCGTATAGTGCTTTACCATTTGGATATAACACTTCTTCATCTTGTTCACAACCTTGACACAATACTGCTTTAGGAAAGTTGTATTGTGGTAGCGAATAAAATTTTGTATTGCTTTCGTATGTTTTACTACAATGTTTTTTATGAACATAATTAAAACAACTATCACATCTAACAATATTTTTTACTACATTGTTATTAGTATCAACTATCTTGTTTATTGTATTTGTGTGCATAGTGCTACCAAATTTTCTATCACAAAATATACAATGACTATCAAAATATAATATATCTTTTTTCATATCTTCCCTATTCTTCCTGCTTATAGCTTATAAAAAACTATCAGCTTTTTTAACTACTACCACATAACTTTGGTTAAATGTTTGTTGATCTACAATTTCTAATCTATTGCCTTCTATAAAGTGCAACACTTCTTTTGTGCTACGAAATGGCTTTAGAGTTTTGTTGTAATTAACAAATATATACCTACAATCTAGCGGTAATTCAATCTTCTGTTTTAATACCATAATCTTAGTATAACTAACTTTACAATAACTGTAAAGGTTATTTGCCTACACTTTCATATTTTTCATCATCAAATAAATCTATATTTACTTCATATCCATCTAATTTTTCATCTAGTTTTTCTAAACCTGCTAATGAATTTTTAGGAATAAACATATCAATAAACTTTCTGTATTCATCAAGTTTATGTTCTTGTTCTTTACTTCTTTCTAACCAACTCTTTAAATTTTTATAAAGACTTTTTGTATATTCATTTAACATACCTCTAGTCATCTTTTCTATTGGTATTGTTACAAAATCGTACTGGTGATCATATATTTCAAAAATACGATTATCCCACTTATATACATAGTTGTTATTGTCATCTATGTATATTGTTCTTTCTTGCTTGTTATATCGTGATAATTCTACGATATATTTATATTCTGTTCTTTTCATTGATTAACCTACAGTTTCTTTTGGACAATCACTATATGGGAAGTATTCTTGTTCTTCACAAAAACAAAACCCAAACTCTTTCACTTGCTTGTTGTGATTAAATTCAGCTAGTTCGCTATAAAACCAACCTTCTCTTTGTTCGCTATAAAACCAACCTTCTCTCATTATTAACCTACACTTTCTTTAGTCTTACCAACATAATAAATACTCGGCATATATCTATTATTTGTTGGTGAATAATAAATATCTACTACTCTTTTAGGATATTGATAATTTTCTACATATCTTTTAGCTAATCGATCGGCATAGTCTTTACCTAGATTAGTTATAAAAGTAATTGAATTGACAATATCTTTTCTTTTATAGTGTCCAGTCCAATCTTTTTTTACTTCTGTTGTGTTAAAGTTATATTTATAACCCCAATTATTTTTATTCATTTATACCTTCCTGTTTATGTACCTACACAATATTAACTTACCTACATTGTAATACTTGTTTTACATTATGCAAGTTATTTGCCTACATTATATTTACCTACACAATAGAAAAAGCTCGTAATGTTAAGGGGATCACTACGAGCTTAATCTATGCTGTTGGTTAGCTATTAAAACATATTATCTCTGCTTAATACCTCGCCATTATTCAACCTAGTTATAAAGTTTGTACGATCGTTTAACCTTTTATCATCTAACTTTATCCATAATATAGCTAGTAAAGACATTAAACTAAATACACCTAAACAAACTAATAACATTGTAATTATTAACATTTAACCCCTTCTATTGATTAACTTGATATCTATTTTTTATAAATACCATTGACCGAACTACTTTAATAATTCGGTCTATGCTATTTATTCGCTATCTTCTAACTCATCTATTAATTGAGTTATTTGGTCGTACCCATTGTTCTCAAATAGTTTTAAAGCGTCAGCAAACAAGCAATATTCTAAATAACCATAGTTTGAAAAATCTATTACAAGATCTTCAAATTCATTATGGGCTATAGAAACAAAATCAGAATATACGCTATTGCCTAAGTTTATAGATTCTTCTCTTATTCTTGCTAGTGTTTCTCTAGCTGTTTCTTGTATTGTTTGATTATCCATTTATTTCACCCCCTCTAAAATCTACTACGACAATCTAAAAACTCATTATTAGATTGTATTCTTTGATTTCTTAATGTACTCCAATACTTATGTAATGTATATAAATTATAAACATCTTGTTTGTAAAGATATTTTAATTCTTTTACATTATCAAAAATATTTAATTCATCATTGTAGATCTCTCTAAATACTTTAATGAATTGTGCATAAGATAACTTAACTAATAATTTAGTAAATTTATACATTTTATTAAATGGCGTTTTTACATTTTTACATCTACAAAATGTTATACAAAATGTTTCACACCAATTAGAATTGCATAAATTATTTTTTTTAATATAATTTTGTTTTAACTTATAAACAAAATAATCAATTTTTTTAATTAATTTTTGCATTATTACCCCTTTAAGATAATTAACCATTACTAAGTAATATACTATTACTGTAAAATTTATATTACAAGTCATTAATTAAATTATTTTTATTTGGTTAGTAGCTGGATATTGTTAGAAGATCTTTATTAATAAAATGTTATTAACGCTTACAAAATCAAACAACATACCCCCATTAATTAAAAAAATATACTCATAGTTCTACATATACGATCGATTTCAGTACAAAATCAGCTTAAACCCTACAAACATTGAAATAATTTGTCCCATAATAGATATTATGTTGCGATCGGAAGTATAAATAATCCATATATCAATGCTGACAGACCCCTAGCGTAGCGTAACACTTTAACCAATATGAGGAAACTTTTACTCTAAAAATACCTACTATATATTGTGTACTTTCATAGACATACTACATATAGTAGGTGCACTATCACAGTAATACCTGTTAGATCCCTCTAGTTGTTTTAGTGTATTCTTACACTCTTTACATACTTTCAATAAGATAAGAATAATATATTTTTTTTTAAAAAAGAAAGAAGAAGAAAAGAAGATAACTAACCCTGTGCCACTCCCAACCCAACCAGAATGACTAAAGATTTAGTAGCATTAAATAATGTGGAATAATAGGATCTGACCCTAGTTATAATGGTCCAGCTAGTCCACTTGCCCTGAAGTTTAATCTGATATTTCTTTCTAAAAGCTGGAGAAATATCTTGTTTGTGTTGTCATAATATCACAAGGTTTCTATAATGCAAAGTACCTTTGGAAAGTCCAGAGGTATTGTATAGGGATATACAAGTAGAAAAGAAAGTAGCTGAAAATCATATAGACAGTTCTCAGGAATTGAATGTTGATTCAAGTTTATTTCTTTTTCTTTCAAATACAGTAAATGGACAGACTGTACGGAACAGAGACCCTACGGAAGGTAGGGTTTTTGTTTATTGACTATAAATACATTATGATATATAATGAAATTACTCATTTCTTATGAGTATCAACTTCCCTGTTTGATTAACCAATTACCCTAGCTAGACTAGGGTATGGAAAGGAAAGTATGACAGATATTAATGTACAAGATTGCGACCAATGTCTTAATCCATTTTGGGAAGATCAACTAGAAGAAGGATTGTGTCCTACTTGTGGTCAAAACGATTTAGCAAGTTTCTTTGAATAGTGAATTACAAAGTTAAATTACTTGAAAATAAAAAATTAGCTGACCCTTTTATTTTTGATATACATTATGCAAAAAGAAAACCATCAATTAGTTATGTCTATGGATTGTATGACAATGATGAGTTAATTGGTGTATGTAGTTTTGGAAGTCCTGCTAGTCCAAGTTTGTGTAAAGGTATAGCAGGAGAACATAATAAATCTAAAGTAATAGAACTTAATAGATTAGTTTTAAAATACAATAGAAAAAACGAAGCTAGTTATTTAGTTGGACAATCATTAAAATTATTACCTAAACCAAAAATAGTAGTTAGCTATGCAGACACAGCACAAAATCATACAGGTATTGTGTATCAAGCTACTAATTTTTTATTTACTGGCACATCAAAACCTAGAACAGATATGGCAGGTAAAGATGGTAAACATAGTAGGCATCATTTAGGAGATAGAACAAAAAGAGTGTACAGAAGTGCAAAACATAGATATGTATATATCAATGCAAACAAAACAGATAAAAAACAATTATTAAAAGAACTTAATTATCCAATTATGAATTATCCAAAATAAAAATTTTTTTTAAGCCTTCGGCTCTTGTAAGCCTTCAGGCTTTTGTCTGCCTTTAATACGAGGGTATGTTTTTGTTTTATGAGCATTACAATATCTAAACTTGTTATATTTTGAAATAACAGTATCACAGTTTTCCTGCAAACAAATTCTTCCACTACTATATGAAGTAGAGGGTTTGTAATTAGGATATTTATTTCCTTTTATATAATCACTCATACAACATATAGTATAGTTAGGAGAAAGAAAACTTATGTACGGATATAAGAAGAAGAAAAAGAAATCTAAGAAAAAAGGTAGAAAGTAACAAATGGCTGAATGGCGTGGAATGAAGGTTAAGCTGAATAGTCCTACGGCTATCAGAAAAGGCGAACCTGGTTATGGTCGCAAAGCTAAAAAAGTTTTTGTTATGTCCAATGGGAAAGTTAAGAAGGTAATGTTTGGAGATCCAAATATGGCAAATCGTAAAAGCAATCCTAAAGCAAGAGCTTCATTTCGTGCCAGACACAAGTGTTCTACTGCAAAAGATAAGACTACTGCTCGTTACTGGGCGTGTAGAGATTGGTAAGAGTTTATGAAAGTTAAAGGCGTAGATGTTTCTAGTTTAACAAAAAGACAACAGCAAAGTATGAAAAAACATTCACAGCATCATACAAAAAAACATATGCAGTATATGTTAAACTCTATGAAAAGAGGTGCTACATTTACACAAGCACATCAAAGAGCTATGAAGAAAGTAGGTAAATAATGGCTGGTAAAAAAGTTAGTTGGTTATGGGGTGGCAAAAGATATTATGGCACTTTAATTCCTAGTAGAGAAACTAAAGATGCAAGATTTGCTAGAACAGAAAACGGAAAAATTAAAAGGTTGCCAAAAAAGAAAAAATAATGCAATTTACAAAATTTAAAAATAATAAATACAAATCTCCTAATGGAATTATATTTACAGAAAAACAAATGGAATCTTATAAAAAAAGATTTAAAAAATAATGGCTGAACGCAAAACCTGTGCCAATCCTGGTTGCGAAAGAAAATTTACAGCTAAACATAACAATAAAAAATATTGTACTGTTCAATGCAGTCGCAAGGCACAACATAAACGATCTAAAGAAAAAAAGAAAAAAGATTTTACAACACAGATGACTGTTACTCGTGGAGAGTATTATCAGGATTATATAGAAAACTTTGCAGCAGAAGTAGAACAAGACTTAATTGCTAAAACTGCTGTAGCTGATATATACGGAGTAAACAAATCAGTTGTAACTAAGATGCACGAAGCATATTTAGTAGATAAAGAAAATTTAGAATTACAAAAAGATTGGACAACACCTAAAGAAGCAATAAAAGCGTTAGATAAGTTTGAAGATTTTAGAAACAGATACTTTCAAACAGAAACAGGGGATCAATACGAAACAGCAGACTTTCACAAAAAATGGATAGCTAGTATTTTAAAAGCTATTGATGAAGGTGGCGAACAAATGATACTTAGTCCACCACGACACGGCAAAACAGATTTGCTTACACACTTTGCTGTATGGCAGATTTGTAAAAATCCCAATGTAAGAATTATGTGGGTTGGTGGTAACGAGGAGATAGCAAAGAATGCTGTAGGTGCTGTAGTAGATCACTTAGAACATAATGAAAAACTTATAGAAGATTTTTGTGGACCAGGACAAACATTTAAACCTAAGAACAGGTCAGGTAAGTCTTGGACATCAGGACAGTTTACTATTGCTACTAGAACTGTTACAGGTATTAAATCACCGACAATGGTTGCTGTAGGTAAAGGTGGCAAGATTCTATCAAGAGATTGCGATTTGATTATTGCAGATGACATTGAGGATCACGGCACAACAATACAACCTAGTGCTAGAGAACAAACTAGACAATGGTGGACAACAACTTTGTCATCTCGTAAAGAGGAACATACAGCTATTGTTGTAATAGGTTCAAGACAGCACCCAGAAGATTTATATAACTTCTTACTAGAAAATCCACAAATGGACAAGATAGTAGAAGAAGCACATAGCACAGAATGTGTACTGCCAGAAAACGATTTAGAGGTACATACAGATTGTATGCTATGGGCTAGTAAGAGAAGTTACAAGTGGTTGTTATCACGATTACAAGCTGCTGAAACTACAGGTGGTAAAGCAATATTTGAGATGGTATATCTTAACAAAGCATTTGCAGAAGGTATAGCTATGTTTGATGTAGAAGAAGTAGATATGTGTAGAGATGTCAATAGAGTTATAGGAAAAATACCAGCAGGTTGTCATTTAGTAGCAGGATTAGACCCTGCATCAACAGGTTATCAAGCTGCGTTTTTATGGGCTGTAAATACTGAAACAGGCAAAATGTATATGATAGATATAGAAAACGAACAGGGTGGTGGAATTATACAGGCAAAAGAAACAATAAAGAATTGGTACGAAAAATATAATCTTGCACATTGGGTTATAGAGGAAAATGGATTTCAGAGAGCAATTAGACAAGACAAAGATTTAAAAGAGTATTGTGCAAGAATGGGTATTTATTTAGAAGGACATCAAACACAAAAAAACAAATTTGATCCTATCTTTGGTGTAGGAAGTATGAGAGAATTGTTTAGAGAACAATTAATTTCTTTGCCTTATGGTAGTGCAGAAAGCGAAACTAAGAGTAATATATATCGTAGGCAACTAATTTATTTTTCTACAGGTGCTAGTAAGCAATCTGGCAGAAACAACAAGAGTGATGTTGTTATGGCAAGTTGGTTTCCTATGCGTGTAATCAGAAGATTACAGAAGGAACGACTAGCAGAAGTAGGATTAGATTATACACCTAGTTTTGGAGAATGGAATTTAAGCGATATAAACGATATACCTTGGAGATAGAATGACACCTGAAGAAATACAATACCAAATTACACAGTTGCACTATGACAACCAAAGTGCTTATTCCACTAGAGGTCGTATTCGTGCAATTATGAATGGTGGACCTGATGGTATTCTTGCATTACTAGGCGATCAATTACAAGGTTTTGAAGATTTCCAAATACCTGTACCTAACTTAATGATGTCAGGTTTAGAGCATTTATCACAAAAAATAGGTCGTATTCCTAACTTGAAAGTAGATGTACCTAACAATAAAGATTCAGATAGAGCAAGAGCTAAGGCAGATAAGATAGCTCGTATTGTAACTTCGTATGATGACACACAAAAACTAGATTTACAAATGCCACAAGTAGGTAGATGGCTACCTGGTTATGGTTTTGCAGTATGGGTAATTAGAGAAAAGAAAGGACCTGATGGCACACCATATCCTTGTGCTGAACTTCGTGATCCTTACAACTGTTTTCCTGGTTACTTTGGTGCTGACCAACAACCAAAAGAAATGGCTATTGTTCGTAGAGTACCTAAAGAGGCTCTAGCAAGAACTTATCCTAAATCAGCAGAAAAAATTATGGCTAAAGATGGCTATGAAACTAACACATTAGGTATAGGTAATGCTTATGCTTCTGCTTACACAGATTCTTACAATGGCTCTTGGGCAAATTCAAATGGCGAAGGTGATTTAGTAGCAGAGTATTATAACGAAGAAGGTACATACATATTCCATATGACTTCTGCAACTATTCTTGACTTCATACCAAATCCACTTGATAGTGGACCTGCTTTTGTTATTGCAAAGAAATTTGCTTTTGACAGAATGCAAGGACAGTATGACCAAATCATAGGGCTTATGGCTTCTATGGCAAAGATTAATGTGATGTCAATAATAGCTATGGAAGATGCAGTATTTACAGAAACAAACATATCAGGAGAAATAGAATCAGGACAGTATCGTAAAGGTAGGTTCGCTGTAAACTATTTAGCTCCAGGTACACAAGTAAGTAAACCTGCATCAAATGTTCCTTATCAAATATTTCAACAAATAGACAGAATAGAAAGACAACTTCGTGTAGGTGGTTCTTATCCTGTATCTGATGATTCACAATCTCCACTTAGCTTTGCAACAGGTAGAGGATTAGAAGAACTAGGTGCAAGTATGTCATTAATGATTAGAGAATATCATACAGTTATGGCAGATGCTATAGAGATGATTGATAGCAAAAGATTAGAGTGGGATCAGAAAATGTATGGTGGTAAGTCAAAAGATTTATCAGGCTATTACAACAATCAATTTTTTAGTGAAAAGTATGACCCAAGTGTAGATATACAAGGTGCATACAAAACACGCAGAGTGTATGGTGCTATGGCTGGG